TCGACAAACGGCTGCGGGCTTTGTACGTCTTTTGTGTACAAACACCAGTCTTCATATAGGCTCATGCAAGTATGCGAGTCTTACAGAGTTCTTGCGGATTTGTAGTGTGGTGATTACGTCGAAACCTTCTAGCTTCTCAAAGCTCGGATCGAACTCGCTGGGAAGATGGGTCTCATGTACAATAACGACCGAGGGCGGCGGCAGGTTGGGCGGCCACTCTTTTACTTTTTCCCTGATCGCATTTGTGATCTGGGTTATTCGGTCGTTCGTCTGTCTCATACTGGGTAAAGCGGAGGGAGCTTTTCTTGGGCCACTGTTAGGCTAAGTCTCTCATTCCGTTTGGATTACTGGGAGAATACTTGCCCCAGTTCTTTCCGGCTTGGGCTTCTGATTTCATCGTGAAGTTGACGCCATCTCGACCGGTGAGAGAAATGGCGAGGCAATCTTGCATGAGCTTAGCCGTGTCGTTGACAATCTCATCTGGAACCAGCGCCAGAAAAGAGTCATGTTTATTGTTAATCGCCGGTAGTGTACTTGTCGGCCGCTCATTGTTGTAGCGGTTGATCGCGAGATGTGTGATACAGCCCACGGTGGACTGCGGAACCCATGAGATGCCTTCCCTGATATAAGAGTCAGTAATAGTACGCTCGAACCGGCGTGGATATCCAAACAGATTACGGAGCTGACGGTTAGTTCTAATTTGAAATTCAATTTCATCTTGCCATTCTATGATTTCTGGGAACAGTGACGCGAAGAAGCCGAGGAATGTTTTACATTCTTGAAGACTGAGGGTAAGAGTACCGTGACTCTGTTTCAAAGTCTGAAGCTGGAAGGTCCGCTCACGCATTCTATAGGAGGAAGCGTGGCAGACCATCTTGCCGATCTTGTATTCTTTGTCGGAGGATTTGATTGCTTTGTCGAGAGGTTTCCAGTCTTTGTCTTGCTTGAGTTCTGTTGGGCTGAGAGATTTCCAATAAGATGGCGACTTTCCGGCGAGAGGCCATTCGTTCTGCATCTGCTCACAGAAGATGTGAAGCGCGATGAAGGTATGGGGTTTGATCCCGACGTTGAAGAGTTCTCTATAACGGCCCGGTCGTGTAAGGTTGGCGACGATAAGAGCCTCGGCGCCGCTTTGGTCGCATTGCACGAATGTGAGGCCCGGCGGGGCGATGTAAATATCGAGAGCTTCCTTGTCTGGATTCTGCAGGTTAGCTCCGTAGTCGCCGAGGAATTGACCGCTCGCGAGGCGAAAGCTTCCAGTCCCGGCGACCTTAAGTGAGGTGAGGCAATGGATGTGTGGTTGGGGCATAGTCTTAAACATCCTCACGCCATCCCACAAACGACGCATTGAACGGGCGACCGTCGTCGGTGAGGTTGAGATATTTGATTGTTGCTTTCTTTTGGAAGTGATAATTTGGGGTAATGAATTCCTCACGCTCTTCGTCGGTGAAGCCCGTCCCGACCTCAAAGCTTACGCCTCTGTTGGTGATGAACTTAAGTGCACCGAGTTTGCCTTTGCATTTGCCTTCGTCAGAGATGACGCGCCCAATGCACTGGAACTCGTCGTCGAGGAAGGCTTTGCGCTTCTGGAGATTCATCGTCGAGCGTTCCTTTGTGCCTTGAGGCATATACGATCCGAAGACGCTCTTGAGCATTTGGCCTTCGTAGTTTTGTTCGATGTAGGCTTTATAACAATCATCGAGTTCAATGCGAGTCTTGCAGATCTCCCACTCGACCATATACATTCCAGCACGATTGGTATCATCACGAAGAATCTTCTCAAGCAAGAGCATTCTCGTTAAGGCATTATACTTTGGCTCAACGAGATCAAATGCCCAGAAGCTTACAAATCCTGCTTCATATCCCGACTCAATTCGATTAACGCCGACATTACTATTGATCTTCTGCAGACTCATCCCGTGACAATACAACTCGCCGTCGAGAATATAATCCGTAATAGGCGGGATTATGTGGGCAAGGATGGCATCATTCCACCTTTTGCCATCTCTTGAATAAAATCCCCGACCGGGAATGTACATGCACCTTAGCCCATTCAGCTTGGGCATCGAGACGACGTGACCGAATTTTGAGGGGTCATAAATCCCAGCGCGCATAAAGGATGCGGCGATTTGTGGGTCTTTTTCTTTTGTATCTTTTTTCATATTTAATATTCCCAAATCCACTGTTGAAATCCTAACATACCTTTCAGCTTAACCATACGACGCATCTCGAAGATCACATCAATAGCGACGTTCTTCGGATGTTTGAGTTTGATCTTATACAAGGCATCCCCGGCGACCGAGGGCGCACCTTTGTCTGTTGTCTTTTCTGGTTTGTATTTTAGTTGTTCGTGTAGATAACGAACGACTTGATCCGGGCTGCCGGGATTAAGGTCAAAGCCGACTAGGATCTTTAAGATGCGATTGAGTTGCTTATATCTTTCTTCACAGCGTCGGACGATGTATTGCCGCTTGACGGGATCGAAGTGCATTCCGTGGAGAGACATGAAGGCGTAGTCTGCGAGAGATCGGCTGGCTTGATCGACAGAGTCTTGAAGTCCAGCGTCGTTTCGGATGAGGTTAATTTGACCGAGGTAAATTTCTCTGAGGACAATAACGTCTTTAACATTGTAAGCGCGGAGCTGCTCAAATTGTGCTCGATTGCGAGGATCAAAGTTCCCTGCTTCATCTTTATGGAAGGGTCTGTTGCTGTAAAGAGTTGCTTGATGGGCTAGAGATTTCTCGGCCTCCGGAAAGATTCGATGGCCCGCGACCATGGTGTCATAGATATCATGGCCGAAAGGGATCTTATAGAAGGCGGCGAGGAAGCATAGGTCAAAGAGGGCGTTGTGGATTACGACTCTTCTTTTCTTTAGCTCTCTTATGAAGCGCGCAAAGAAAACCACACCCACATTAAGATTGCCGCCCCAATCATACACAGGAACAGAGTAAACAGGACTCTCTCCACAAGCGATGGCGAGACACGTAAGGGTGTTGGTCTTGGGATGGGTCTCGATGTCGAAGAAGATTGGACCGTCGTAGTTGAAGACTCTAATGGCTTCTTCGCTACGGGTGCAGACGACAGTGTCGGGTTGAGATTGAACTTCTTTGGAGGTGTCATAAGTGAGGAGTTTCTTTACGTCTTGGCTGAACCAAAAACTATAGTTACTGCGCTTCGTCGGCGAGGTGCTTTTGCCATCATCCTTATCTAGGATATCGTCGCCTTCGCCTTCGCCTTCGAGCGCATCTTCCATGCCCCAAGCGTCAACACAATCCTGTGGCCAATAGGTTACGATGTATTGGGTCTTGTTGAATGAGGTGTAGACGACGCCGCGAAAGGCATCTAGGCTTTTGTCTTTGGCAGCAGGGAGAAAGTCTAAGGCTCTTGCTCCGGCAAATATGATCTTCTTGATTCCGCTTGGTTTGTTTGCACCTTTGAAGAAATCTTCTGCGAAAGTAACAAAAACACTATGTGTGTCGTCGAGATCAATACCATGATGTGCAAGAACAGAACGTACAAAATCACCAGCGGGTCCGAGAAGGATGCCGTTGTTTTCTTTATCAAATCGCGAAGGTCCATGGAGAACGAGAGCTATCATTGTGTGGGTTATTTTAGACGAAAAGAAAAGGCAGACTATTTCCGGTCTGCCAGCGGGGCGAGTTGGGATGTATGTCTTGAGGAAAGAAACCTCTTAGAAAGTCTCGCTATCCTTCTAAGAGGCGCGTGTCTCTTTGGTAGCAACCACTCTAACAAAGAAACTTAAAAGGCTGCGAGCGGAGACGCCACGCCCTTGACTTGAGAGAAGTCAAACTGGGTGTTGTAGCGCTTGATGATAGCCTCGCCGTTCTCGTCGCGCTTGGCGAACTTGAGATCGCGAGAGTTGGACGGGTCGTCGCTCACGTACTCAGGCTGCGACTGGACGAGCATGTTGAAGGCTTGACCTTCGAGGCTTTTCAGGGCATCAGAAACGTCAATGTCGTTATAGTCTTCGGGCAGACCATCATACAGACCAGTCACTTGCAGCGGCGTGGCGAGAAGTTCCAGCGCAGAGTCAACGCCGTTCTTGTTCTCAAGCATGATGTACATATTGCCCTTTGCGCCGAGGGTCTTATAGGTCGTACCGGCGGCGACGGCGGTCTCAGGCGCAACGATCTCGCACTCACAGACAACCATCTTGAAACCCTTCGCGCTCTGGCGAGTCTCGGTCTTGTGGACGAGAACCTTATACACGTTGGCGGGGATGAATCCGAGCTTGACTTCAGTACCTTTTTTCATTTTATGTTTTGTTTGTTTTGTTATTTAACTGCGACCGACAAATGGGAGGGAGCTTTTGGTGGGCCAGATTATTGGGGCCTGTTGTTATGAATATGATTGATCGTTACTTCGAGCATCTTATCTGTAGCATACTGAAAGTCGTAATCTCGTACTAACTTAGTCGCGTTATTTAGAAGACCTTCGTAGTTATTGACTTCAAAGTTATAGACATAACCAGTAACGCTACCGTTAGAAGTCTGCTTGACTTTAAGAACCAAGCGGATCTCGGCTTCGTGTTCGGGATATAGTTTATTGGGTTCAGTTTGTTCGCTCATAATTTTTATGGTTAAGGTTTAGCCAATTCTTGGGCGATTTTGTTAAGAGCTTTCACTACACAATTTTCCATCGGATTCGGAAGACCCCAGAAGATAGGAGTCTTCGCGGTCGTGACGCCATCGGTCTGCGTGGCGAAGAAGTATTGGATCGTGTCGCTGCCTTTTTCTTTCTTCGCATAGACAGACCACACAGCGAGACACTCAGACTCGATGCCTTTGTTTGCCCACTCTTTACCTTGGACATAGAGGCGGCGGCGAGTGGTCATGCTGCCGTCGAGACCTTGAATAGGAACGATCTCTTCGAGGCCGGTGATGATGACAGTCTTGTCTAGCGATTTGAGATTGGTGCACAAAGTCTGGATTCCGTCATTGTAGTTCTTCCAGATATCAAAGCCCTTATAGATCTGCTCGCATTTGACCTGCAGTTGGTCGATGGCGGCAGTGATTGAGTCGATGACAACAAGATCTTTCGTGGTGTCTTTCTTGATCTTATTCAGTTCAAGAGTCAGCTTATCATAGCTGTCGATAGGGACGACGAGCTTCTCATCGCGGACGCGGAAAGGCATACCCTTTCGCTCTGCGTCGAGGATGATCGTTCTGGTGGGATCTACATTGCGGAATGATGTAGACTTACCTGCGCCGCTCGGACCGACGAGAGCGATCAGAGTCTTGGGCCATTGAGGTTTTGCTTGAGGCATTTGAGGCTGTAGTATTTCTATTGCCATATGTTTTATTTAAGCTTGGTTACATTACCAAGAAAGTGGTTCATACTTCACGATGTCGCACTCAGAGAGGAAGAGTTCGACCTGCGTGGAGTTGTCTGCAAAACACAGACGTTTGAACGGACAAGAAGGGCAAGAGTTAGTGAGCTTGCCTGTGGGAGGCGGGAGCTTGTCGTAGGCCATAGCTTGATTGATATGCTTGGAGAAAAGTTCGATGCGTTCTTTAAGCTCCTTGCCGAACTCCTCTAGCTGCTCCGCAGAGAAACTCCAATCAGGTCCAGTGCGCCAAGCTGGGGCTGGAAGAGAGATCTGCACGACCAAAGTACGAATCACCATGCGACGATACCACGCAGCATTGGCGTAGTTGATGTCGTCTTTGAATATCTCATATGCAAAACGCTGGAAGATATAATAGTAGAAAGAGAACTGAGTGTCGCCTTCGTAGCCCGCGACCGCATCTTTAAATGCGTACTTGCGCGTGGTTTTATAGTCTGTGATCTGAAGGATTCCCGCTGGGGTTATAGAGAGAAGATCAACCGTTCCGACATAGGCAAAAGCAGGATGCTCTACGATAGGAAAGTTGAAGTGAAACTCAGCCCCGCGATTGTCACCGAATTTTAAAGGCGTCGGGAGTTGTTGAAGAGGCGCGGCCGTCAGGGCTTTCTTGATCTGATCTTGATCTTTGTTCGGTAGGTTCTTTTCCTTTGCATCTTTGAACGCTTCGAGACAGGCGTCTTGCCACTTCTCGCCGCTCCGGTCGAAGGCAATGTTCTCTGCGAACTTATGGATAATTTTACCCACCGTCAAGGCGGTGATGTCTTCTTTAGGCTTGAGGCCAAGAAAGACTGTGAGAAACCAGCGGCGCGGACAAGCTGAGATCTTTAAGCCAGATGCGTTGATTGGGATTGTTGCGGGAATGCCTTCGTGAGGAAGATCTTTATAGGTTAAGTTCATATTTTTGAGGGAAAAGAAAAGCTACTCGGCGCGCCGTCCACAGGAAAAACCTAAACCTGCTGCAAGAACAGCTTGCATAACGCACCGAGTAGCTAGAGATTATTTCTTATATTGAAAAGTAAAGCCACGGCATTTCTGGCCGCGATACATTTGATGACAGACGGCGGCAGGATTTACCTTGAGAGCTTTGGCCGCGGCTTTTGCAGAAGGATATTCTTCTCCGGTCTCAAGACATATCACAGGCTTACATGCATTATTACCGGGGCGTTTTTTCTTTAGAACTTTCACTTCTTGAATTTGAAGTTCTGGGTTTGATTGATAATAGCTTGAACGTCTATGCCTTTGAGGAGAGGATCGTTTAGGAGGGAAGCGAGATCGGTGCCGGTTGGGCGCGTATGAGGAAAGTGTTTGAGAAGAAATTTCTCAAGCTCTTTATCTGTCATCTCTTCGACGGGTTTAGGTAGGCCGAGGAGAAGGTCGAGTTCGTTTAGATTTGAATTACTCATATCATAGAACAATACAGCAGAGTTTCTTGCGCGCGGGATTCTTGTCAATCAAAGAGGCCTCGGCTTCTTGAGGCGTGTGATATAGTATGGTCGTAAACCATAGGCCGTTGAGCTTATGCTTATAGGCGTAGAAGTAATGCTCTTTTGGCGGCGGCATTTCGGAGTCCGTTGCGGTGGCGTATGTGATTCCTTCGTTGTTTGATGTGGCACTCATATCATTGGTTGTTTCTATACTCTTCATATAAGTTATTAAATCTTTCCGATCTTTTTTTGATGTTAGCGGGGAGTCTATCAAAGTCATAATCTCGCCGGGAGAAAGCTTCAAGTCCGATATTCCATGCGGCGTAAACATCCCTTGGTTGTGGATTCTTGACGCGCTGGGCGAGACAGAGTCTGAGTTCAAGCCAGCATAGATGCGCTTTAGCACAGCGCCGCGCTTCTTTGGGAATATGTCTCTGATCTTTTTCAGAGGGGAAGTGTTGCTTCCAGACGCTGCGTTTGATTTGATATCGGGAGAGTTCACCGTGGCGGCCTTTTGCTTTGTCGTTGTCGTTGCTTTCGATTTGACTGATTGCCCTAAGCTTCGCGTCAAAGTCTTGCTGCAGGGCGATGATTGTTGTTTGTGTCACGAGTAATGTTAGACCTAGCATAAAAGGTTTCATAGCGGTGGCCAGAAGTATGGTAGGTTGTCGGGGATATTTGGAAACTTTGGACCATAGAACTCAGGTTTCTTCCGTATGAGATTACTCTGATGTGTCTTGTGTAGATAAGAGCCGAGCCAATGGGGCTGGATGATGTAAGGATAAGTGAGAATCTCTTTCTCGAAATGAGGAAGTAAGTTATCAACATAGCCCCGGCGGCGGGCTTCTTGACAGATTTTAATTGAATACAAACAAAGCCAAGCTGGATAGTCTTTGATCATGCGCACGGCGGGATGATTGCGCCAGCCCTCTGATTTACCTTGTATGGTGTTGAGAATTTGATAAGACTCAACGCGCTGCTTCATCAAGCGCTGTGTGTCTAGCACGCGAGCAGACTGTTCGATGTCTGCGTAGGGTAGGAAGATTTGCATTTTGTGGTTGTGTTTTATTTATCACTCCAGACCCTTCAACATCTCCTCACTCATCTTCATCGCGATGAGTTCGTTCGGCGTGGTCTCGATGATGATTGTGTTGTCCTGCATCGCGAGTTGACGGGCGAACTTCTCTGCACTTGAGGTGTAGTTCTGCCAGCTTGCCTGACTTCCCACCTCGCCGCTGTTGACGAATGAGATGATCTCTTCGCGGAAGATCTCTTCGTTGAATGTGAAAGGATCTTCATCGCTGCCGCCAAGGAGAGGTGTCATGGCGTCGAGGATATTATCAATGGGTTCAACGAGTTCGATGATGAGGTTGACTTTGCGGACGGAGATCTGCACCTTTTCTTTTAGCTCGTCGACGATTGGGATATCGTCGGCGTCGATAGCGCCTTGAAGCACGGCGGTGCCTTTGTCTGTGAGGAATGCCTTGCCTTGTGAGAGGCGGGCGCGGATGGTCTGAGGCTGTTGTCTTAGCGTGAGAGAATTGATGGTGGCTTTCTTAGAAGGAATCTTAGAGAGCTTCACGACAAGCTGCGCGAATTGAATCGCATGCTTGATATCATAGTAAGGCCAGCCTTGCTTGCGCTCTGTCTTGTTGAGGAGACTTTCCGCTTGCTTGAGCAGCGCGGCTGGGTCGTGTTGTTGTTTTGTTGGGTTAAATATGTTCATTTTGTTTTGTTGTTCCATTCTTCTATTGCTTCTTGCGTGCGTCTGATAACACTTGCTTCACCAGAAGCAACTGTTCCTATACGAGATGCACAATCGCGGAGTTCATTTCCCGCATCCTCCAGCCGCTTGATGCGTTCCTCTTGCTCGCGGATCTTGGCGCACTGTATGTCGGCCAGCCATTGATCGCGCATGATGCGAAGCACCTCGGCTGCTGTCTCCGTAGGTTTAAGATCCTCGGACACAGTGATGCGACCGTCGGCGTGGATTGTGAGTAACTCTGCGTTGCACTTTTTGCTGTCAAGGATGATTGTGTCGCTCATTTGCACTCCTTCCATTTGAACTGAGGTTTTCCATTAGTGTCAGCCACCCACTCGGCATGGCCTTTGATGACGGCTTCTTGTTGTACTTTATCGATTCCTCCAACAACTCCAATTCGGTTTGAAGAAAAGCAAGCGATTACAACCGAAACAACTATTGTTATAATAACAGCAGGGTTGTCTTTCATTTCACCTCCCTCGCTTTGAGCATCGCGTCGGCAGCGTTGTATGCATTCTTCGCGTCGCTATCCCAGCTTTCGCCCCCTCCATTATCAGCCAACAATCCCTGCAACGCCGCCGCCGCGAAGTAGTCGCGCATTGAAATACCATGGTAATTGATTGCTGGAGTAATTCCGTCCCATTGCGTTGTATGTGGAAACGCCGGTCCTCCGTCGTTGATTGGTTGATTGTCCATATCTTTATTCTCCTTTATCATACTCCGGCAATTCAATCTCTCCAAGTTCTCTCTTCAGTAATAGGTTACGCAACGCTCGAACATTCCCAAACGAGAATGTCTCGTCGCCGAAGTGTTCACGCTCGCCAATAGGTGTCCAGTTTTCTTCTTCGATAATGGCCGAGGCGACACATCGGATTTCCTGTACGCCTCTCTGTTGTAGGCTTAATGTCTTCAAGCCGAGTTCGTTAATGCGGAAGTATAGATCCTCACGGAAGCTTCCCTCTTTAACCATCTTGAGGAGATCTCTATTCGTCGCGAACACGAAGCGGCATTGAATCGGAACGGGATCGACTGCGCCGACGGGCAAGACTGTCTTATCTTGCAAGACACGTAGCAACTTAGCTTGATGTGCGAGAGGCAACTCGCCTATCTCATCGAGGAAAGCAGTGCCCTTGCCGACTGCTCGAAGGAAGCCTACGTCGCCGCGAGATTTAGCACCAGTAAAAGCGCCGGGCATGTAGCCGAATAGCTCGCTTTGGAATAGTGTGTCTGTCAAACCGGCCATGTTCATAGCCTTGAGAGGCTTTCGTTTGTGGGCAAGGATGCGTGCGATCAACTCCTTGCCTGTGCCCGATGGCCCTTCGATCAGGACGTTGTATCTCTGCAAGCTTTCTTCTGCGTATGTCATTGCGGCATTGAGCATTCTCTTCGTCGCAGGATCTTGCGTGGCATAGGACGAAGCGACATTGTGGATACTGTTCTCCTTCAATGCGTCGCCTGTGATCTTGAGGACATCCTTCCGGATGTTATCTAGGAAGCTGTCGGCGGCTGTGGTGTTGAGGACGTTTGCGTGGATGTTCATTTTTTCTTTTTATTCTTAGGTTTCTTTCTATACAAAGACGGCCCGGGATCTTTTAGTTTGTAATTCATGATCGCTTTGCGTGCAGCGGCCATCTCTTCTCGGTTAAGATACTCCTCGTCAAGCGAGCCGAGTTTGTATTTACTAACGTATTGCTCACCGCGTTGATGGAACTTGCTCATATTCTTGTAGCTTTCTTTTTAGTAATATGATTTGTCTACCCATTGCCGCCATGTTTGCAGAGATAATGTTGTTATGATTCGTCAACTGAAAGATCATCTTCTCGTAGTGTTCCTTATGATAAGGAATGCGGTTGATGTTTGATACTGTGCCCCGCGAGATCCCAAAATGATCGCCGATCTTTTGATAAGTCATGCCGGGATGCGCGTGGATGTAATCTCGAATCTTTAGTTTCTCTTCGAGCGTGAGATAATAGTTGCTGCGTGTGATGTGTGTTGATTTTCTTGGGTTGCCCATATGTTAATCCTTTCCTGCAGGTGGTATATACTTAAATGCTTCTTGTCGTTTGATCTCTTTTAGGTGTGCTTCGAATGTGTCTGATAGTTTTTTAATCTTTGTGTGTAAGGTATCTAGTTCATAACGCTGACAGACAGTTGACTGCTTGACGTCTTTTGTCTCTTCATGACACCAGTGTGATCCGCAGCGCCATTGCTTATGCTTGTATTGATTTATTATCTCTTGTCCGCCACAGCCCGGACACTTCGGGCCGCCTGTTGGTTTCCATTCATACGCACTCATATGTTTTAGTTAGTCTCTACAAGTTCTTCTTCATCGTCATCATCCTCGTCCGTCTCGATCACGCCCGTGGACTCAGCGGCGGCGAGATCTTCTTCTGTTAGTTTGACGGCGGTCGCTCGATCACGAAGAGCTTTCTCTAGTTCGCCAGCGAGATCGACGTTTGAGGAGCCAATGGCGTCGACAGACTTAAGCTTTCGTGCAAGCTTCGGCGCCATGTGATCGCTGAGGATTGTGCCTTCTGGGACATAGATGTCTTGCGTCGTGTCGGTTAGAGTAGTGATACGCACGCAGCGACCAAGAGCCTGTGCAAATTCCTCTGCCCAATAGGTCATCGTGCTCATGACACTACGCGGCCGAGTGTGGTTATAGCGATGGTCGAGACTGATACCTGTACCTCCTGAGGAGAGAGTATAGATACAGAACTCAGTCTCTCCGTTGAGGAAAGCTTGCACGTTCTCATGTCGTTCCTTTTGGTTCTGATTGTGAAGCTTCATCTCTCGAAGCTTCTCATTCCTCTGTGCGAATGCATCCTTCGTCATCTCTCGGAAGATACGCTCTGAGGTATACTTGATGCCTTTGTGGAATGCGCGGAATTCTTCCTTCGTGATCCCAATGTCATCCGCTTTAGGCTTGCGGGCTTCGTCTGGATTATCGAGAATCCACATGCCCATCTTGGCTGCGATCTCTGCCGCGCGTGTTTCTGGAAGGAGATCCTCGGGTTTGATCTCTCGATTGCCGCCCCAGATTAGAGAGATCTTGTCTTTCGTTAGACCTTTGCTCTTGAAGTATTCACTATCACAGAGCTTCATCACTAGTTCTTTGAGAGTCTCTGTGAAGCGAATAGCAATGACAGGCGCATAGCCGTTTTGATGGGCATGAATCGCATCGGCGACCCATGTGTCTACTGTCGCAAGCTCGGCCGCTCGGGCCATGACCATGAAGGCAACCATGACTTGACCTTGTGGATCTATTGAGCGACCTGTGCGTTCGAGAGCTTCAAGATAATTCTTCATCGCGTTCTTGAGCATCGCTTTGTTCGCGGGGTCAGTGATCTCGAAGAGCTTGACTTTATTCAAGGCCTTGACTTTCTGAGGATCGCCGGGCGGCTTGACGAAGCGGTCGCCGATCGCAGCGCCCCATCGTTCGAGAGCGGCAGCGTTAGCTTGTCGAGGATCGGCGCCGAGTGTGAGAGTTCGAGCGAACTCAGGGAATGTTTCTCTCGTTAAAGGTCGAGCGCCATATTGTAAACGCATCGCGATAGACATGAACATCGTGTCCCATACTGTCACGGCGGGCGTCGCGGAAGTAAAGACCCAAGTGATTTCTGGGAACTGAAGGAAAGCTTCGAGATATTTTGTACGCTTAGACTTCTCCTTCTTGATCTCCTGACACTCGTCGAGGATGATTAGCTTGGGCGCAGCAGACGCTGGCAGGTTAAAGCGGATGACTTTAGTTGCTTGACCAAAGACATCCACGACTTCCTCTTTGAAGAAGTTTCTGTTTTTCGCAGAGAAGACTTCGTTGTAAGACCACACGTCCACGGCGAGTCCGACAGATTCGAGACCTAGTTTCTTGAGGGTATCGCGGAAGTCAAGCACGACGGACTTTTTGGTGATGATTAGGATGGGCGGAAAGAGTCCGAGAAAGTTACAGAACTTCTGAGGGTCATGCTTTTGTAGCCACAGCGCGAGACCGGCTGCGATCCAGCTCTTACCTTTGCCTGTGCCGAGTGGAACAAGAGAGCCATTGAGGTTCTTGTTATACAATACATCAAGCAGCGCCGCGATAGCTTTCTTCTGCTGGGGCTTGAACTCTAGCCCGTTGGGAAGCTTGATGTCGATTGTGCTGTATGTGCGCTTCTCACGAAGCGAGAGTTCTTCCGCGAGACGAAGAGCTTCCTTTTGTTGGCGCGCTGGGGCTTGATTAACCCAGCCTTGAAGGAAGCCGAGCAACGTAGCATAGTCGAGCTTGACTGTTGGGATTACGGCGAGAGAGAGTTCCTTCTGGAGAAAGTCCCAATCAAATGGCTCTCTGCGATACAGATCAGTAAGCTTCTTAGCTTGCGCCCGGGCGGTCGTGAGGGCGGTCTGTTGAAGCCTGTCTTCTTTGCTTGTGTATTGAGGTTCCGTTTGGACAGGTTTCTTTATCCCCGAAGGAGTAGCGAATATGTTCATGTTATAGTAGTTTTGAGATCACTTCTTCAGCGTTCTTGAATCCGTATGCGGTTGGGGTTTTGCT